GTTCAAACGAACCCGATGAGCACCGCTACCTACAACGGTTGGGCAAACTACGAAACCTGGAACGCCTCCCTCTGGATCGGAAACGATGAGTTTCTGTACAACACCGCAAAGGCATGTGTTGAGTTCTGTGCCCCATGGGAGACCCCTTGGGAAAAGTTCATCCGCTGCATGACTGACGGACAGATCGGACGCCACCTCGTCAAGACTGGTGACGGTGTGGCATGGGACAACGCCGCCATCGACGCCCAGGAGATGAATGAGATGATGGCAGACCTCTGACCATCCTCCCCCCTTCCCCTTCAAACCACAAACCAACATCCTACCATGACCCGCGACCTCGCTACCTCCCTCCTGAACCGTGCCGCTGACGGTGCCCAACTCCTGGAAATCCTGGAGTGCATCGCAGAGGATGCCAATCAGGGAACTGTCACCGATACTGACGGAACCCCGATCATCTGGTGATCTGACCTGCTACAATATTCACAACAGCAACGGACCTCATGGCACGCGCAATCGGCAACACCCGCTCCACCGACACCAACACCAAGGGCGCTACCCTCCGTGCTAGCAGCGGTGGCGGCATGACCTTCACCAAGGCACGCGGTTTGGGCGCTTCCATGGTCAAGGACCTTGACGGAGTGATGGCAAAGGCAAAGGCACAATACCGCGCCGATCGCATCGCTGCCGCCCGTGACCGTATGGCACAGCGCCAGGAGCACTCCCACCTTGCCTGCCGCTACTGATAGGCATTCGTTCGTGGACAGCAGTTGGGGGCGTTGTGCCCCCTTTTTTATGGGCGGGCGTTCTTGTATATTAAAAACGCATAGGATCCCCTAAGCTATAAAGTGTTACGATCGCCAGCTATTTCTAAAACGCAAAGGAATTACCGAGGGGGTATAAAAATTTTTTCGCTATATAAAAGACAGAAAAAGGTTTTATATACTGAGAGATGAGAAAAAATTCCGGAGGTAGTTCCAAGCCCGTACAAGTCGATCCAGTAACGGGGGAGTACTTTTTAATTATCCCTGAGTGGGTCATCAACGAACTCTCATGGTACGAAGATGCCGAGATTGAGTTTGCCGTTGAGGGTAATGAAGTGCTGCTCAGGGAAAAAGATTGAGAGATTTTCAATAAAGGGCAATTGACAACTCATACATAATACTGTATGATACTGAAGTAATTACACTCTATTATGGCTAAAGGATTTACTGTAAAAGCAAAGAGTCCCATGCCAACTCGGGAAGAACCCGAGTGGGACTACGCAAAAGCAAAAGAAATGGTAAGGGGCAAGACCATCGTGTTTTGTCTTCCAGGAAGAGGAGTCTCCTACACTTATCTAAAGAATTTCGTACAGCTCTGTTTTGATCTCGTACAGGCAGGTGCCAGTATTCAGATCTCCCAAGATTATAGTTCCATGGTGAACTTTGCGCGTTGTAAGTGCCTTGGTGCTAATGTTCTGCGCGGTCCCGATCAGAAACCTTGGGATGGTAAACTGAACTATGATTATCAACTGTGGATTGATAGTGATATTGTTTTCAATAGTGAGAAGTTCTGGCAACTGATTCTGATGGATCAGGACATTGCTTCTGGTTGGTACTGTACCGAAGATGGTCACACTACCTCTGTTGCTCATTGGATGGAAGAAGATGACTTCCGTAACAATGGTGGTGTGATGAACCACGAAACTCTGGATAGCATTCAGAAGCGTCGTAAACCCTTCACCGTTGATTATGCTGGTTTTGGTTGGTTGCTCATCAAGAACGGTGTGTTTGAGCACAATGAGATGAAGTATCCTTGGTTTGCTCCAAAGATGCAAGTCTTTGAATCTGGTGAGGTTCAGGACATGTGTGGAGAGGATGTAAGTTTCTGCCTGGACGCAAAGGAAGCAGGCTTTGAAATCTGGTGTGATCCTCGCATTCGCGTTGGTCACGAAAAAACAAGGGTTATTTGATGCGATGGCAACGAAGTACCATATTCTCATCAGTGGTCATAAAACTCATAGAGCATTGACAGAGGAAGAATACTTCGATATAATGGAGAACCTGTCCATTCAGTTTTATCAGACAGGTTCTCCAAATCCTCGTGAGATTGAAACTGTAATGTACAATGATTATTCGGAGATTTAATTATGGCTATGCGTAAAGGTGGCGGTTATGTGCCCGGGAAACCCAAAAAGTCTCGGCAAGGCAACGGGATGAATACTAAGTATGCCGCGTCGTCTCGTAACAAAGCACGTAAACCCTATCGTGGTCAAGGTAAGGGGTAAATAAAACAGAATAATAAACTTAACACATGTCTTGTTTAATTACGAACTTACCCTCAGTTGAAGTATGGGTTCGTAAGGAGTATCTAACCGATCACCAAAGTGGACATGGTGAATTTGTAAAGGGCGTTTGGGTTTCGGCAAAGTCGATTCCTGGACGCGCTTTTTATTTTGAAACGTATTTGCCCGAATATGCGGCAATGTATGATAAATTGCCCATCAGTGCCTTCTTGTCGCGCCCAGAAACACCAGATCCAGATATGAATCTACCAAATCTACAGTTTTGGAACTGTATGGACTATGGTGTAGTGAGTATTAATAAGAAATTCATTGGAAGTATGGATTTTGAGTGCTATACACGCGATCACGGCATCCAAAAAGGCACTTATGTCTGTACGATCGACAATTATCACCGTGATCCAGACATGGTTGACTATGCCACGAGTGAAAATCCTGCTGAACACAAGTCTCATAACCTCATTGAACTCAATAATGGGCAGTACTGCCTCTATCCAAACAATAGATTACGTATTTTTGATAATAGTTTGACTCCAAAAGAACCAAAAATGCCCGATTTTAAGGTTTCAACTCAATATTATCAGGTTGAAAATGGTTATGAGCGCCTTGGGATGGGTAATGAAGATGAATATCACTGGAAAACTGCCCAAGAACGTGAGAATAAATAGTTTTTTGTTAGAAAACTGAATTGGAACGCTTTTCTATGGGGAAACACCTCCTTCTTGAGGTGTATGATGTTGACTATGATCTTATAAACAGCATTGAAGACCTCAAAAATGTCATGATTAAAGGCATTGAACGTGCCGATATGACAATTTTGAACGTTTTTTCTCATTGTTTCATCCCACAAGGATGTACTGTAGTGATCGCACTAGCAGAAAGTCATGTTTCGTGCCATACTTGGCCTGAAAATGGATGTTTAGCAGTGGATGTATACACTTGTGGGGCAGGAAACCCAAAATTAATCGCCTTAGAGATACTAAAATACCTTAATTCTGATAATTACTCACTCAGAGAAGTTGCTCGTTAAATAAAAATCAAGGAGATAGCAACCTCCTTCATAAAAGTTCTGTTTTATGTCCTAAAACAGTAGCTAAAATGTCTAACTCACCAGTAGATAGAGATCAAGAATACATGTATCAGATGTGGGGAACCGATAGACTCGCATCAGATTATGGTTCAATGAAGAATTTACCCTCAAAAAGGGTGATTACAGAGGTCATGCACGATCTTGCTCCTAAGCACGATCTTAAAAAACAGACTGAACTACATGAAAAGATTCGTAATGATGAAGATTATGATGATTGGTCGTATGGAACTGAACCAACATACGGTAATCCCTGGCATTAAGCATAAATAAAGGCAAGAAAACTCTCGTTCAGATGGCAATTCAAAGGATATCTAGATCATTTAAAGATATTAGTTTATCCTTTGAACCCCATCCGGTAACAAAGGATCTAACGATTCTTAAAAATGAGAACGCAATCAAACGATCCGTAAGGAATTTAGTAGAGACCATTCCAACGGAAAGGTTTTTCAACTCTCTTTTAGGATCAGAAGTACGTTCGAGTCTATTTGAGTTTGTTGATTTTGGTACTGCTTCTGTTATTCAGAGGCAAATTGAAATCACTATAGAAAACTTCGAACCAAGAGTTGAGAATGTTCAGGTTGAGGTAGTACCAAGTCCTGATACAAATGAGTTCGAAGCGACAGTTATTTTTGATATTGTTGGGCAAGAGTTTCCAACCCAGGAGTTCACATTCATATTAGAGGCAACAAGATAAAATGCCTTTCACTAAGTTTTCTAATTTAGACTTTGATCAAATCAGAGATTCCATCAAGGATTATCTCCGTGCTAACTCTACGTTCACGGATTTTGATTTTGAGGGATCTAATTTTTCGGTCTTAATTGATACGTTAGCATATAATACTTATATTACAGCATTTAACTCGAACATGGTTGTGAATGAATCCTTCTTGGATTCGGCAACTCTTCGTGAAAATGTTGTTTCACTGGCGAGAAATATTGGATATGTTCCTCGCTCCAGAACCGCCGCTAAGGCATCTATTTCATTTAATATACAAACTAGTACGATTAGTCCTACACTCACCTTACAGGCGGGTCTAGTATGCGTAGGAAGCGTTAATGATACTTCCTATGTTTTTTCAATTCCAGAAAATATAACAACGACTGTAAAGGATGGGGTTGCCACTTTTGGAACGGCAACAGATCCAATTAGTGTCTATCAAGGAACATTTCTAAGCAAGCAATTTGTTGTTGATGGATCACTGGATCAAAGATTTTTACTGGACAACTCTTTTATTGATAGTTCAACTATCGTTGTTTATGTAAAGGGTTTAGCAGACACTGGTTTAGGTAGGGAATATTCTAAAATTGATAATATTTTAAATGTAAAGTCAACTTCTGAGACTTATCTGATTCAGGAAGTTCAAGATGAGAAATATGAACTTCTCTTTGGTGATGGTATCTTTGGTAAGAAACTGGAAGATGGTACTATTATTACGGCAACATATATCGTTACTGACGGAAAAGAAGGTAATGGTCCTTCCACATTCTCATTCTCTGGTAGTCTGAGAGGATCATCTGATGAGATTGTTGTTCCTACTTCGACACCTTCAATAACAACGATCTCTGCGGCATCTAACGGCGGCGACATTGAGAGTATCGACTCTGTTAAGTACTTTGCCCCTAGACTGTATTCGGCACAGTACAGAGCGGTTACAGGAAGGGACTACGAAACTATTATCCAATCAATCTATCCAAACACCGAGAGTGTATCTGTAGTTGGTGGTGAGGAGTTAGAACCACCACAATTTGGAACTGTATTCATCACTATCAAACCAAAGAATGGTGAGTTTGTATCTGATTTTGACAAGCAGCAGATTCTTTCAAAACTAAAGAATTACTCACTCACAGGAATCAACCAAAAGATACTTGAACTCAAGTTGCTTTATGTTGAGATGGACTCTTTTGTCTACTACAACTCAGCAAAAGTTACTAATGTCGCGGATCTCAAAACTAATATTATTAGTGGATTGGAGACATATGCTGATTCCAAGGATATTAATAAGTTTGGTGGAAGATTCAAATACAGTAAGGTTCTTAGTGTAATTGATAATATTGATTCTGCCATTACATCAAACATTACCAAGATCAAGATCAGAAGAAATCTGAAAGCATTAACAAATCAGTTTGCTCAATATGAACTCTGCTATGGAAACAAATTCCATGTCAATCCTGCTGGAGCTAATATTAAATCTACTGGATTCACGATATCGGGCGAATCTTCTACTGTGTACCTTACAGATACACCCAATATTGTTCAGGGAGATACTGATGTAACAAATCGCCTTACTGCTGCTAGTGTATTCACAAGTAGACCAACAGGAATTTCCGCAAAGACTGGTGTTCTTTCCATCATTAAAATTGATTCTGGTGGACAAAGATCTGTTGTTGCTAGAGATGTTGGTACTGTAGATTATGAAAAAGGTGAGATTAATATTGGAACAATCAATATAACATCAACAGTTAAACCAAACAATATTATTGAAATTCAAGCATTCCCAGAATCAAATGATATTATTGGTCTTAAGGACTTGTATTTGAATTTTGATATTTCGAATAGTTCAATAAATATGGTTAAAGATACTATTACTTCTGGTGAGCAGATATCTGGAGTTGGATTTAAGGTTACTTCAAGCTATACAAACGGAGAACTAACAAGGGGATAATATGATCACAACGGGTTTTGAAACGAGAGTTAAAGTTCAGCAGATTATTGAAAATCAATTACCTGAGTTTATATTATCAGAAAGTCCAAAGACTGTTGATTTTTTAAAGCAGTATTATATTTCTCAGGAATATCAGGGAGCACCTGTAGATATTGCTGAGAATTTAGATCAATATTTAAAGGTTGATAATCTAACACCAGAAGTTGTTGTTGGGTTTACGTCTCTAGAGTCATCAATATCATCTACAGATGGGACCATTCAAGTTTCATCAACGAAAGGTTTTCCATCTGAGTATGGTCTTTTAAAGATTGATGATGAGATTATCACTTATACCGGAGTAACAACCAACACATTTACTGGTTGTGTTCGTGGTTTTAGTGGAATTACCACTTATAGATCCGAAAATAATCCTCAAGAACTAACCTTTTCGTCGTCTGTTAGTTCATCTCATGATTCTGGCAGAAGAGTTGAGAATCTAAGTTCCCTATTTTTAAAAGAATTTTATAACAAATTAAAATACTCCCTTACTCCTGGATTAGAGAATGTTGATTTTGTTTCTAACTTAAACGTTGGAAACTTTATAAAGGAAGCAAGAACATTTTATGAGGCAAAAGGAACGGAAGAGTCCTTTAGAATACTGTTCAACGTTCTGTTTGGAGTTACTCCAAAGGTAATTGACTTAGAACAATTCCTAATCAAACCATCTTCTGCTGAATTTTTAAGAAGAGAAGTCATAATAATTGAACAAATTTCTGGTGACCCAAACAAGTTAGTTGGTCAGACAATAGTAAGTTCAAAGGATCCAAATACAAATGCTTCAGTCTCTGAGGTTGAAATCTTCACAAGAAGTCAAAAAGTAGGGTATGCCCAAACATATTATAAGGTTGGTCTATTTGTTGGATACAATGAGAGCGATTTAATAAATGGAACTTTTGGCATTACACCAAATACAAAAGTATTATCAACTGTTAATTCTGGATCATCAGTAATAACGGTAGATTCAACGGTCGGTTTTGCTCAAACAGGAACTCTAGTATCATCTGGAAATGTAATTACATATTCAGATAAGAGTATAAACCAATTCTTAGGTTGTAACGGAGTCGACACAGATATTCCAACGGCAAGTAATATCAGATCTGATGATACTTATTATGGTTATGAAGACGGTGATTTAACTAAAAAAGTGGAATTTAGAATTACTGGATCACTTTCTTCTTTTAGTACAAAGAGTGATGTTACATCCGCTATTGAGGGAGAAAAAGTATACGTTAAGAATGTTGGTGAAAAAATATTAAATCCGGATGAAAATAAAACCTTTAAACAAGAATTTTTTAATTCTTGGATATACAATACAAGCTCTAGATTCAATGTAGATTCTATCTCTGGATCAACATTCACATTAAAAACGGATATTGACAAGTCTTCTTTAAGAGATGGTGACTCTATTGATATCTTGACTTCAAATTCCAATAATGTTGTTGTTTCTGGAGCTACTGTTTTTAGTATCAATAAGGGACTGAAACAAGTCATTTTAGATAATCTTGGTGGATTTTCTCCAACATCTGGAATTGAATATGATATAAGAAGAAATATCAAAACAGCATCTAGTTCTGGTCTCTCTATTGATGTTGGCAATAATACTGTTTTCTCTGATGTTCAAAACACATATAATGATGGAGATGAATATTTTTATGTTGCTTCAAATTCATTACCATCATACGAGATTACTGAGAATTTAATTTCTAAGAAAATTGATTCTGCTATAGCGGGGTCAACAATTCAAGGATATAGCAGCACTACAGAAAAATATTCAATTATTTCTTTCTCATCTTCCGTTGATTTTCTTACGGGTGATAGTGTTTATTATCAACCAGAATCTGCTCCATTATTTGGATTAACTGAAGGAACATATTACGTAAAGGTTATTGGTTCTGGAAACCAGATTAGACTTTATTCGTCAAGGTCCTTCATTCATAGTGATGATTATTTGGAATTCAATTTACCAACACAATCATCAGGATATCATAATTTTATCCTCTCTTCAGAAAATAATCTGTCTCTGACACCACAAAAGATACTGAGAAAGTTCCCAGCATCTTCAAATATTACTGATTCGGGAAAGGATGAGACAGAGGTTGGTTCTGTTGGAATGTTGATAAACGGTGTTGAAATTATCAACTACAAGTCCGACGATAAAGTTTACTATGGCCCATTGCAGAGAGTAAATGTAGTAAATTCGGGATCAAATTATGATGTAGTAAATCCACCAACTATAGAAATTTCCAGTCCATCTGTTGGTACAACAGCACTTGTACAAGCTGTTGTTAGTGGATCTGTTGATTCTGTTTTGGTTGATCCATTAGAATTTGATATCTCAAGTATTATTTCAATTTCTATTACTGGTGGAAATGGTAATGGAGCAGTCTTAGAACCAGTTTTGAGAACGAGATACAGAGATGTATCTTTTAGCGGTGTTGATATTTCTTCTGGTGGTGGTATAGATTCTTCATCAGAAACGATCACTTTCTTATCAAATCATAATTTTGTAGATGGTCAAAAAATTGTTTATGATAAAAATGGAAATAGTGAACTTGGTATCGGGACTTATGGTGGATCAAATACTGATCAAGGAAGAACTTTAAAGAATGGATCAATATATTATACTAAAGTTGTTAATAATAACACTATTAGACTTTTTGAAAATGAAACAGATTACTACTCAGGAATAAACACTGTTGGATTTACAACTATTGCTAATCAAGGTATTCATAAATTCAGAGTATTTGATGGGAAGAAAAATATTTCACAAATAAAAGTTCTTAATCCTGGTAGTGGATACACTAATAGAGTTTTAAGAGTAAAACCTGTCGGTATATCTACAGCAGATGATCTGGTAATTTTCCAAAATCACAACTTTAAAGATGGTGAACTAGTTGAGTATGAGTCAACTGGAACCACAATATCTGGTCTATCAACTTCTAATCAATACTATATTCTCTTCAACGACAGTAATAGTTTCAGACTTGCTAATGCTGGTGTTGGTGGAACAATAAAATCAAATTATGTTAGAAAAAATTATGTTGAATTTGAATCTGTAGGGTCTGGGTATCATACATTCTCATATCCAGATATTACAGTAAATGTCAATGTTTCCTATGGAAGTAGCATAACGGGCATTATTACTGCTACTCCATCCATTAGGGGTGAGATTATTGATGCTTACTTATATGAATCTGGAACTGGATATGGGTCAACTACTCTAAACTTACATAAAAAACCACTTGTCTCAATTAAGACTGGCAAGAACGCCGAACTAAAACCAATTGTTGTATCCGGAAAGATTGAAAAAGTTGCCGTTCTATCTCAAGGAACTGAATATAACGCTGCTCCAGACTTAATCATCAATGGTGATGGAACGGGAGCTGTACTTAGAGCGGTCGTTTCTAACGGATCTGTAACTGATGTTATCGTTATAACCTCTGGTTCTGGATATACTCAAGAAAAAACAACTGTTATTGCTAAACCCCCAGGATCAAACGCTCTAATTGATGTTGATGTAAGAGCATTAACACTGAATAATCAGTATAGATTTGGTGATGAAATTCTATATTCTTCTGGTAATGGTCTTCAGTATGGAGTTGTTGGATACTCTACAGCAATAGGAAATAAGTTTACTATAGATGATGGCAATCAACACTCTCCTATTATTGGATGGGCATATGATGGAAATCCAATCTATGGACCATATGGTTATTCAGACCCCAATGATAATGACTCGTCACTGAAGTTAGTTGAATCTGGATACACTTTAAATACATCCAACATACCCAACAGACCAAGTTTTGATTCTGGATTCTTTGTTGAGGATTACTCTTTTGATTCAACTGGAGACCTTGATGTTCATAATGGAAGATATTGTGTAACACCAGAGTTTCCAAACGGAACTTATGCTTATTTCTGTGGTATTAAGACAGACTCTCTATCAAATAATTTGGTTGCCGAGTTTCCATATTTTATCGGTGATACTTTTAACTCTAAGTTTTATACAGAAAACAAAAAACTAGATCAAACATTTGATTTTAATAACTCAAATCTAATCAGGAATACATTCCCATACAATGTTGCTGAAAAATATGCCAATAATGATTTTATTTCAGAGTCATATGAAATTATAAATCAAACAACAAAGATTGATTCTGTATCTACAGGATCAGTGGAATCATTTACTATTGTTTCTTCTGGAGAAGATTATAAAATTGGAGATATTGCTAATTTCAATAATGATGAAACAGGTGGTGGAGGTATAACTGCTTCTGTTTCAAGACTAACTGGTAAAGAAATAGTAGATTTATCCACATCAATAGAGACTTATGAAGACGCCATAATTACTTGGAAGAATCAGAATCAGGTTGAAGTCTATGTAGATCCATATCATTCTCTTCTTGATGGTGATTATGTCACTATTTCTGGCCTTTCTACTTTCGTACAGGGGATATCAAAAACACATAAAATTGGAGTATCAACAGATCATTCATTCCTAAACAAACAAGTTCCAGCGAACGCAACTGCTGGTGTTGTAACTGACATTTATCTCTCTAGAAATTTAAAATTAGTATCTGTAGGATCATCTATTGGTATTGGTACAGAAGTTCTTTCGGTGCTAAATGTCTTTGATACTGAGAAAGTTCTCAGAGTTAAGAGAGGTATTGTTGGATCTGCCCATACAGCATCAACGCAAGTTTCTTTAGAACCAAGCACATTCACTTTACCAGTATCTTCACAATATTTTAATTCTAAAGTCAACGATAGGGTTTATTTTAACCCAAGAAGTTCTGTTGGTGTTGGATCAACATCAGGAATTGGTGTTGCTGTAAGTTTTCCTCTTGGAGAAATAACAAATATCATTTCGATACCAACTCAAAGCATATATGTACCAAATCATCCGTTTAAAACGAATCAGCAAGTAACTCTCTATAAAAAGAGTTCTTCGAATGCAATCTCTGTCGGTACAACATCTGGAGATACTCCATTCAGTCTACCTATAAGTGGTGATTCACAGATCGTTTATGTTATTAATAAATCGAAAGACTTTATTGGTCTAACAACATCTGTAGGTTTAACTACAAATACTGATGGATTATTCTTCTTTAATAATGGAAGTGATGATTATGAGTATTATTTGGAAAGTGGATATACTCAAGTAACTGGAAAAGTAGAAAGGATTAAGACTACAGTATCTGTTTCTACAGATCACCAATTAAGAAATGGTGATAAAGTTGTATTTGATATAACACCAAATTTAACAGTTGGGATTGGAACATCAACGGAAGTAAGAGTTAAATACAATTCTTCAATTGAAAAGATTGTAATTGATCCTGTTGGTTTTGGATCAGAATCTATAATCACTTCCTCAAATAAAATTAATATTGAGAATCATGGATACAAAACTGGCGATAAAATTTTCTACAACTCTTCGGACCTAATTGCTTCTGGATTAGAAACCGGAAGTTACTATGTTTATAGAATTGATGACAATAACTTTAATTTGTGTGAAACTAAGTATGATGTTTCTTTAAATCCACCAACTGTAGTAAGTATAGCTGGAACTGGTGGTTCTGGACAAGAATTTAGTCTTATTAATCCAAGAATTGAGACATATATTGGCAACAATCTTAAATTTGATTTAAGTGACTCTTCTCTACAAGGATATGAGTTTAAGATTTATACAAACTCAACTTTTGGGAATGAGTTTGTCTCTGTAGGAAACACTACACCATTTACAATTATTGGTGTTGGAACGGTTGGAGTTTCAACTAATGCCTCATTGACTCTGAACTATGATTCAAATGTTCCATCAAAACTATTTTATAACATAGAAAAATCTGGATTTATCAGTACCTCAGATATTAGTGTATCTGATTATTCGACGATATCAGTCATTGAAAGTAAGTATAATAATAAGACTTATCAAATTATTGGCACTGGATCAACAACTTTCGATGTTGCTCTTACAGGTAAACCAGAAAGATTAAGTTATTCTCCAAATAATTGTAGTGAAATTAAGTATACTACAACATCATTAAACGAAAAGGGTGGAGTTTCTAAATTAAACATTCTTTCTGGTGGATTTAATTATAAGAAAACTCCTTCGTTTATAGACATCACCTCAACTGAAGGAAAGAATGCTTCTATTATAGCGAACTCACAGTCTATTGGTAGAATCAGAAATACTACTATTTTGGACCAGGGATTTGATTATTCGTGCGACAGGACTCTTAGACCAGAAGCATATATTTCTCCAAAAATTAATTTAAAAAATTCTAGTGAAATTACAAATATTTCTGTTACTGATGGTGGAAAAAATTATTCTTCCTTACCAGAATTGGTAGTAGTTAGTTCTGTAACGAGAGAGAAGATTGATAGTGGATTACTATCTCCAGTATTGTCATCAAATTCAATTACATCTGTAGATATTATTAGAAATCCAAAAGGTTTGCCATTTGGGAACGTTGAAATTTTCACCATAAACAATACCAATGGCATTGGAATTAACACTATAGCAACTTCTGCTTCTGGAATTGCTACATGCTATATTAGTACACCAACTTTTGGATATACTCAAGCACCTTTTGCTGTTGGTGACAGGATATTTGTTGAAGGAATTGAAAATATAGATTCCAATGGAACTGGATTTAATTCAGACGATAATGGATATCAATTTTTCACTGTATCAAGTTTCCAGAATACCAATCCAGCAGTTTTAGAATTTGATATTTCTGGTATTACAACAAATCCAGGAACAGCGAAGACAAATCAAACCTCTTATGGTAATATTGTAAATTACAACGATTATCCTAAGTTTGAAGTAACAACAACATATTCAAACTTCTTAATTGGTGAAAAGTTATCTACAGATGATGGTAATGGTTTTGTTCTCAGAGATTTGTCAGTAACAGAATCTGGAGATGAATATGTAAAAGTTTACGGATCTTACAACTTAAGTGTTGGTGAAATTCTAAAGGGAGAAAATTCTGGATCTTTAGCTACTATTGAATCTATCACAAATAATGAGGGAATCTTCGATGTTCGCTATTCATTGGAAAAAAATTATGAGTGGTCAAACAGTGTAGGAAAACTTGGAGTTGATTATCAAGTTATTCCTGATAATGATTATTATCAGAATCTATCATATAGTGTTAAGAGTCCAGTAGTATATGAGGATTTAATCAACCCAGTTAATAGGTTACTTCATACATCTGGACTGAAAAACTTTGCCGATACTGAGATTGAAGTATCTGTTAACGTAGGGA